TGGTAGGAGCCTGCCAGGCCTGGAACACGTCGCCACCGTACTCACCGCCTGGGGTAGGGGTCGGCACCTGCGTCTGGTAGCCCGCGCTCTGGTTGGTCTGCCCGAACTGCTTGTTCGCCAGCATGCTAGCGCCCTGCGAGTACGCGCCCTGTGCGAGCCCCATCTGGCTGAGCCGCAGCTGAGCCTGCTGCGCAGCGGCGCCCATGCCGGCCTGCTGCGACTGGCCGAGGGCGGCGTTGTTGCCCTGCATGCGGGCAGTTTCGACCTGCCGCATGCGCGCCTGCGCGGCGGGGTCATTCAGCCCAATGCCAGCAGCCGCGAACTGCTGCCGCTGCATGTCGGCCATGGCGCCGGCCTGGGCGGCGTTGGCGTCGGTCATCTGGGCATACTGGTTCGACTGCACGTTGGCCGGGTTGAGCGCATCCAGGGCAGCCGTGACCCGTGGATCGTCATTGATCGCGTTGCCCTGTCCGAACGTCGCGTCCATGACCTGGGTTTCGGCCTGCTTCTGCGGGTTGACCGCTGCGCCGTCTGATGCCCGCTTGGCCGCACTGCGCTGGTTGTAGGCATCGTACAACTTGGCCGTAGCCGCCCTCTCCAGATCCGCATACATCTGCGAGCGCCGGCCTCCGAGGGGGCTGTAGCCCTCACGCCCGGCTTTGGTGCGGGCGGCTTCGGCGCCGGCTGCCTGGGCCTGGGTGGCTTCGTACGCCGCTTTGGCCTTGGCCGCTGCTGCGGGGTCATGCTGGTAGCGGTCGTATGCGATAGCCATGGCTCAGATCCTAGTAGAACTGGGGTCTTGGGGAAGAGGCCACTTGCCTAGCGGGCAGCGGCTCGACCAGACATCTGGCTTACCCTCGCCAGCGCAACCACAGCCCGAGGCTGTGCAGCGGAACTCGCGCAGGGAGTCGCACGATTGGCAGATAGACCGGCGAGCTTCGGCTAGCGCCGGGCCAGTCGGGCGCGGCGGAACGTCTGGGGAGTCCCATGCTTCCGACCCATCATCCCGCCGCACCAGCCAATCAAGCAAGGGTAACGGTGCCGTCATCGTAAACCGTTATCGTATTCGTTTGGGTAAAGCAGACGATGGTTCGCGCATAGCTGCCGATTGAACATCCCGTATCGGAGCCGTCGATGGCCACCGCAACCGTGGATGATCCAGCCGAGAAATGGTGATTGCTCAGAGCGATCGTGACCGACCCAGACCAGACTCCATCCCGTAGTGCCCCCATAACATCAACACTCTTATTTATCCAGGTGAGCGTTGTTCCGCAGACCGTGCCGGTGCCGGTAGCATTGGAAGTGACGTAGGAGTCCGTACCGGGGGACGGATCGGTGCAGTACGGAAATCCGCTACCTACCCATCCTCGTGATGCGAAGTTGATGAACTGGTTGGTTACACCAGACGAATAAATAGTAAGCTTACGGAACGCTGTTCCGTTGAACCAGTGACACCCCAGGCACGTAGTGAACCCCTGGCGCAGCATAGCCACCATATTAGTACGTCGCCGATCCTAGGACGAGCATTTTCTTGGCCACGCCCGCCTCACATACGTCGATTTCGCGCACCGATAGGATCTTGCCAGCCGTGGTGACCAGGCTCGGGTCAAGCACGATGGCCGAGGCCGATGTCGTGTTCCCGATTGTGAGTGACCCGGCGTTACTCGTGTCTCCGAGCGTTATCGTGCGACTGAATGACAACGCAGGCGCCCCCGTGCAGGCGAGCACCTGATTGGCCGCTCCTGAGATGTCCGCTACTGCCCCGGTGGAGTTGGTCGACCGCCCGATGACACTGCACGCACTACCGTCCGCCTGTTCGGCGCGGGCTACCTTGGCCCACGTCAGTATGCTGCTGCGCCTACCGAGAACGGTGTTATCTGACGAGGAGACTATCGGCCCCGGCTTCGCCGCCGAAGCCGAGGCGTTGCCGAACACGCTCGCCGCCGTGCCCGCGGATACCGTGGCCATCTTGCCGTTCGCGTCAGACGCGGCCGGATCGTAGACGTTGAGATCCCCGACCACCGGGCTGCCTTGGAACCACTCAAACGTCGCCCACCGGGCGACGGTTTTGTTCCACCACAGGAACAGATCGGGCTGGCTGCCACCCGATACCGACCCAACTGACGAATCCAGCGCCGCGCCCAGCAGTTTCTCGACCGTGTTCGCGCCAGAGGGGCCAGTCACATCGCCGGCCAAGGTCGTAGGTCCGCCGCCCACGCCCACGCCCCCGGAGCCGACCGTAACGACGCCCTGGTCGACCGATGGGATCGACGCGGCGGCGTTCAACGGCTGCCCCGACACGTTCACCCCGGTCGCAGCCGCGATCTTCTGCAGGGCGATCATCAGCACTTCGATGTCGCGCTTGACCAACGACATGCCGACCTCATCGAACTCGGCCGCGCCTGAGCGCCAGGGGATGCCGTCGCCGCTCATTCGCCCGCCCCCGGAACATCCTTGACCGCGTCCGTCGCAGCTAGCCGCATCGACAGGAGCCCGAACGGGGTCGTAGGCTCACGGGCTTCGAAGCGCACCTTGAGGCAGCGGCTATAGTCCGAGGCCAGTGGCACAGGGACGAAGCCGAGCCCGGCACCGCCGTCAGCCGCGACGGTCATGTACGTCGCCCCATTGAGGTACGTCACGCCCGCGGGCGGGGTGTCCCCGGTGTCACAGGTGAGCACGTTCGGTGAGGCGCTGAAATCCTTGAACACCTGCACCCGGTAGGACCGAGCAGCCTGGGCGGGTTCGAACTCCAGCATCAGATAGCAAAACTGCTTCGTCTCCTGCAGGCCCGGGTCCGCGATCCAATCGGTTTCCGCGACCACCGGGGCCGCGCCGACGAACGCTACGTCCCCGATTGCCATGGCTGGGGAGAACGCCGAATTGATAGTGAGCGAGTTGGCGCCGTAGCCGGTGATCAGCCGCGTCTGAGTGCCAAAGGTCAGGTGCCCGCCGACGTAATCGCCCATCGCTTCGACCGTCGCGACGGTCGAGGTTGACGGGGCCGACGCCGTAGCGGTCGTGACCGTGGCTACCCCGTCGAGGTAGCCCCGGTATTCGCGCCACATATACCCATTGGCGAACAGGTAGTTCTTCTGGTAGGCGTACACCGCACCGATCACTTCGTGCGAATAGGTGCGCGTGGACCACTTGCCTGTGCCCAGCGCGTAGGTGATAGCCCGCTTCGGCTCGGTATCGCCCAGAGCGGTGAAGAACCAGGTGATCGACTTGTCCTCTTGGTTGTACTGCCCATAGCAGTCGCCGACCTGATCTGGGTCGAGCGTATCTTCCAGGAACGGGTCGATCTCCAGACTGATCGGCTCCGGATTCATCGCCCGGATCTTCCAGGCACCGCCGGCCCCGAGGCCATAGAGTACGTTGTTCACCGCGACGAGGCACCGCTGATTCCAGAGGCCCTTGTCGGTCGGGATGCCGAGCACGGTCCCGAGCGAGGGATCATCCGCGTAGGTGAACCGCGCCATGCTGTACTGGGTGAACAGGTACAGGTCGCCCATGAACGACGCCGCGCCGATCACCAGTTCGTTGGCCTCCATCTGGGCCAACTTGCGGGAGTACACCGTGATGTCCCAGGACTCCGGGTAGCCTGGCCGCGACCAGCCCAGGAGCTTGCCCGACTGCTGGATGCCGAACAGCCGCGACCGGTGCTCCAGGATGAGATCGAACTGCGGCATCGGGTTGTGGCCGTCATCACCGTACACCAGCGCCGGGGTGCTGGCGCTGATCTGGATGTCGTTGTAATCGAACACAACCGACGTAGCTGCCATCGCGACTTCGTACGCGGCGTAGAACGCCGAGCCGTTGGCCAGGGTCGCTTCGACCACGATGTAATCCGCCCATCCCCCGGCGTCCCGGATGATGTCGGTACCAGAGGTGCCGATGCTGAACGTCACCCGGTCATTCGCTACCACCGTCTTGGTGATCGCGCCGCTCGGGTTCGACAGGTAGCCTGTGGTGTAGTTCTTGTACCGGTAGCGGAACAGGTGCGCGCCAGCGACCATCGACCCGGCCGCGGCGGTGACCGTGCCGACGCCGATCGTCCCGGCTGGGGCCGTGATCCCGGGCGTGCGCGCTGCGTTGGTGGTATCGTCCAGTACGAACGGGCCGGCCGCGCCGTTCGACCAGTAGAGCCGGCCGTTGTAGCGGGCGAACGTGCCCTGGGCCGCGCTCAGAGTCGCCTTCGACGCGCTGACCGCGAACGTCGAGGGATTGACCAGCCGCAGCGTGTTGTCGGTCGCGTGCACGGCGATCTGGCCGCCGTACGGCGAAGCTGACCGCCCGCTGATCGCAGCCTGCCGCAGGTATCCCGGGCGCCGCCGCAGCACGTCGCGATCAACATGGCTGCAGTTGTCGAGAACCGAGAACCCATCACCGATGAGCCCGGCGCGATAGTTGACTCCGGGGAAATCAGCCACGGGGACGTTGCCTCCAGGTACGGCCGAGACGCATGTCGAAGGCGTCTGTATCCTCCAGGGCGTTGCCTGCACTGGTCGGTTCGCGATCGGTGGTCCTGGCGCGAGCCAGGGCCTCTTTGTAGCGGCCCATGATCACGCCCGCTTCGCCGCCTGCGCAGGAGCCGTAGCGGTTGACCACCTGCACGTCGATGGCGCGGCGCAGGACTTCGACCTGGGCCGGATCCCAGTCGGCGATGTCCGCGCCGCTGGTCAGCGAGGGCGGCTGCGCGTAGTAGGTGAACGCCAGGGTCGCGTCCGCGCTGGGGTACGGATACAGGCACAGGTTGCCAGCATGCACCGTCCAGCAGCTGGGAAACTGCTGGCCGTAGATCATGGCGCTCTGCCGCTGGAAGAACACTTCCGGGGAATCCGGATTGCCACCCCAGGCCCACCGCTGGAACGGAATCAGCTGGTGGAACCAGAGCGTGTTGTCGGGCAGCGCGTACTCGTCCCTGAACAGATTCATCGAGTACGATCCGGTGGTGCCGACCCAGGGCGCGTCGAGCGTCAGCTGGGTATCGGAGTCGCGGGTCAGCACGTCGATCACCTGCGACTGCATGAACGCCCGGCCCTCGGCGGCCCAGGAAGCGAACGTGCCCGCCGTGGTGACCACTGCGCTGCTCTGGGTCAGCGTCACGGTGTAAGTGACCGCCCCCTTGAGCGCCAGATAGCCGCGCCGCAGCAGCCAACTCCACTGGCCTTCCTTGGCCAGCATTTCCAGTGCGTCCTGCACGCCCTGCTTGCGCTCGGTATCCGCCTTGTTGCCGCTGACATCGCGAGCCTGCCGCGTGAAGTAGGCCCAGAGCTCGCTCGCCGCCAGCGGATTCAGTGTCGATGCGGTCAGCGCCAGATCGGTGCCAGGGCCGGCCGCGATCGTCCCGCTGCCGCTGATGGTGATCGAGCCCGAGGCGCTGGTGTAGCCCGCGGCCTGGATGGTGATGCCGTAGGTGCCGTCGGCCGTGAAGTAGACCGGACCCCAGAGGCCGAGCGCACTGGTGGTGAGTACCGCGTACACCGCCGAGCCGCTGGTGATCACCACGGTCGCGCCCTGGAGCGGGCTCGCACCAGACATGGCCCGGCCGTTCGACGCCGTCGCGGTGAACGCCACGCCCTGGGTCGAGGGCAGGCCGTCGGTATTTACGACGTAGGTCTGCTCCCAAACGCGGGCGACATCGGCAGGATCGGTGATCGACAGATTGTAGGTGCCGTCTATCGCGACGAAGCCCGTGGTCGCGTTGATCAGGATCGCGTAGAGCCCTGGGTTGTTCGCCGCACTGACTTCGGAGATCGTCAGGCCAGCGACCGCGAGGTTCGCGCCGTCTTTGCTCAGGCGCGTGGTCCAGCTGGATTTCCCGGTGACGCCGGCTCCAGCGACCGAGAGGTACAGGAAGGCGTCCCGCCAGGCCGAGCCCCGCGGAACATAGACGGGGGTACTCATTGGCGGGGATCCTAACGAAAGCGCCGCCCTGGGCAATCCCAGGGCGGCGCGGATTCAATCGACGGCTCAGTGCCTTAGATCAGGCCCTGGAGCAGCGCCCGGGTCGGCTGCGAAGCCGTGCCAGAGCCGGTGACGCGGGTCACGGCGAACAGCGCGCCGCCCGTGGTTGCCGCATAGGTCGGACTCACCGCGGCGCACTCGCCCGTGGTGGTGTGCGTGGTCAGGCCGGTGCCCGCGGCAACCGAGGTCGCCGTGATGATCGGGGTCGCCTCGCCGCCCACCTGGATGTAGAAGAAATCGCCCAGGATGAGGCCCGCAGCGCCAGCCGAGTTGGTCTGGCCGGCCGGAACAACGCCGGACACCCCGACGGTGGCCGCCGTGGTGGTCGGAGCCACCAGATCGCTATTGCTGGTGAACAGATAGGCCGAAGCCGTGGTGGCCGCGGTCAGGTTCGCGCTGATCGTTACGCTGGTGTTCGCGGTGAACGCCGTGACCCAGGCGCCGGCCGGGACGCCGATGCCCGAGACGCGCTGGCCGATGGCCACGCCGGTCGTGCTGGAGAACAGGATGACGTTCTGGCCCGCGGCGCTGACCGATGCGGTGAGGCCCGCAGCGGCGACCGCGAGGGAGCCGATGACCAGCACCTTGTTGGCCGCGGCGGCGATGGTGGTGGCCGAACGCACCATGCGGTAGGTCTTGCCGTCGACCACGATGGTCTTGCCGAGGTCGCCGGCATGCTCGGCGCGAGCCGAAGCCGAGCCGATGTTGATGGTAGGATTGGGGAAGGACATGATGTGGATTCCTCGGGGACTTTACCCCACTTCGCCCGGCTGGCTGGGTACACCCCAGCCAGCCGAACTACTGGATGATTAGGTCGCGGCGTAGCGGCGGACGCAGCCGAAGTAGCGGGGCTCGGCGGTCAGCTGGCCGGGGATGGTCGCGCTGACGGCGTAGCCGCGGCGCTCCGGGATGAAGTTGATGGCGGTTTCCATCAGCCCGGCTTCCTCGCCGCTCACCTTGAGCGGGCTGCCATTCTCCTGGTCCTTGTACAGCGGCTGGACCTGGAGCTTGAGCTTGCTCATGTTGCCCGAGTAGGCGGTGTAGGCGCCCATGAGGGCCTCCCAGCGCCAGAACATGCCAGCGTGGTACAGGCCCTTGAGGGGCTCGTAGCCGTAGTCACCGGTATCCGGGGAACGCTGGCTGGGCATGACGAACACCTGCTCACGGGAGGCCTTGCGGGCGCCCAGGAAGCGGTAGTAGGCCTTGTCCAGCAGGCCGAAGTTCGGCAGCTGGCTCGGGTCGTTGTCGCCGAAGCGGCTCAGACGGTCCACCAGGTGCTGCAGGATCACTTCGATCACGTCCGCTTCGTCGTTCGCGGCGCTGGCACCGGCCCAGCCGCTGGACGAACCGTTGAGCATCACCGGCTGCCAGGCGTCAGCCTGCAGGCCGTCGATGCCGGTCAGGCCGTTCGGGGCGAGCGACAGGCCGCCGTAGGTCTGCGACACGGCGCAGGCTTCCAGGTCGGCAACCGCGACGGCCGAGCCGGTCGAGGCTTCGGTGTTCGGGTTGAAGCCGTTCAGCGCGCCCGAGCCCGAGGTCGGGAGCAGGAACGAGGGGATGCCGTAGATCGGCAGGCCCTGGCCGACGTAGCCGGGGCCGTACTGGCCCAGGATGTCGGCGAGCAGACCGCCCTGGGCGATCAGCAGGTCACGGAACAGAGCCGGGATCTCGGTGTCCTTGAGGCGGACCAGGGCCTGATCGCCCGAGTTCCGGCGCAGGAGGCCGCGGTCGATGGTCAGGGCGTTGATCTTCTCACCCCAGGAGAAGTTCCAACGCTGGTGGCGGACCTTGGGCACGAACAGGGCACTGATGTCCTGGCCGGGGGCCGAGGTCTGGGGGAGGTAGCGACCGGCCTCGATCGGGCCGGAGAGGGTGTCACCGGTCACGTCGTGGACGATGCAGCCCTTGGCCTTCATTTCCTTGAAGAACCAGGTGTTGAACGAAACGCCATCCCACGCTCCGCGAGCGTAGTTGGCAATGGTGGTGGGGGTGAGGGCGTCGAGGATACCGGCCATGGGAGTGTGCCTTTAGGCTTGATTGGTGAAAGAGTCGAGGATGCGGTTGAACGCCGCAGTACCGGGTTGGACACCGCGCTTGGCGGCTTCCTTCACGGCGAGTTTGTAGGGATCAGCGGGAGCGGAGGCAGGGTCCGTTTGCACGGTCTGCTGGGCGCGGCCACGAACCAGACGAGTCTGCTCCTGGGCGTGTTGCATCTGTCGCTCTGAGCCATTCAGCTTGCGGTACATCATGTCGGTCGCAGCGCGGAGCTTCATCAACTCCATCGCTTCCTCGTACGGCACCCCCTTCTGCAGCTTCTCGTTCAGATAGCCTGCGTACTTGGGATCCTTGAGGATGGGCTGCAGATGCGGAGCCGAGAAGTCTCGGTCGACCTGCTGCTGACCCTGCATCTGCTGCTGCACCTGCTGCATCGCCTGCTGGACACCCCGCTGGATGAGCGGGGCAAGCGTCGTCTCCGGGTCCGAGAAGAACTCGGTCTGGAAAGCCTGCATCGACTCGCGGAACTGCGAGAGGTTTTGCTGCTCCTCCGGGGTGACGCCCGCCATGATGGCTTCCAGGGCCTGCTGCTTCTGTTCTGGAGGCAGCTTGTCCGCCGCCTGGACCTGGCGATGGATGGCTTTGCTGCGTTCCAAGAGGCCCCGGAACTGTTGGTGTTCCGGATGACTCTTGTCCCACAGCTTCGGCGGCACCATTTCCTTCTGCTTGCGGAACTCCTGGAGCTCCGACTGCATCTTGGTCAGGTGCTGCTGATACTGCTGGTGCCGACGATCGGAGTACGACTGGAGGTTGCTGTAGCGATCCTTCCAGTCCACCTCGGGCTCGCCGGGCTGGGTCTGATTCTGTACCTGCTGAGTGGTTGTCGAAGGAGCGGCAGTCGCATCGGTGCCGGGGGCATCGGTGGTCTGGGCGTCCTGCGGCTCCGGGGCAGCGGGCTGCGAGGTGTCGGCCGGGGCCGAGCTCGCTGCGCTGGTATCCTGCGCTGGATCGTCGGCGGTCATGGTAGCATCGTCGGGCATGGTGTCAATCCGGACCGGGTTTGTGTGGGTTGGAGGGCGGGACAGACCGGTCGGCCGTCATCCCTTCGGCAGTCAGTACACGACTTCCGTGTGCAGGCCGCGCTTGTGGGCTTTGTCGATCAGGTGCTGGCGGTTCTTGCAGTAGGCGCTCCGGTCGATTTTCTTGCCTCGAGTGCGCTGCAGCTGGCCGATGTACCGGCCCCGGCCGTTGTTCTCCGTGGACCAGTCCTGCACGTCACCGCGGATCGCACAGGACGTGACCTGGCGCGCCATCGTCCGCGTGCAGACCGGGCAGGCGTGCTGGTCGCGGTCGGCGACTCGCTCGACCGCGTCCTCGGTGTGGTGGCAGTGCAGGCACTCGTAGGCGTACGTCGGCATGTGTCCTCAGATCGTGGGGGTTCCGCCGGACGGGCCGGCTTGCGGGCCTTTCTCGGGCGTGCCTTCGTCGGCGTCAGGCTCAGGCGGGGGCGGCGGCATCATGGCCTGGTTCACCTGCATGTCGCTGACCGCCTGGGCCTGGGCAGCGAACTTCGCCGCGGCGTCCTGGAAGTCGCGGCTGTACTGGTTGACCTTGGCGAACTCCTGGGCGATGGCGGCGACGAGGCCAACGCCTCCGGGCACAGTGGCGATCGCCGGGGCCAGCTGGTTCAGGGCAACGTTCAGGTTGTCCACCTGCTGCTGGGGGCTCAGCGGACGCATCGAGCCGGCCGCGACCTGCCGGGCCGCGTCGTTGATCCACTCGTCCATCGACACCAGCTGCTCGGGGCCAAGCTGCTGCTCGGCCTGCTGGTCCATCATGGCCGGATCCGGGGGCGGCGGGGGCGGCATCATCGGATCCATGCCCATCGACATCGCCTGCATGGTGTTCTGCTGGATGATCATCTGCTTCGTCTCGGCGCGCATCTGGCGCTCCTGCGCCACGACTTCCGGGGGTGCCAGGGTGCCCCACATGGCGCCGGCCTGCGGGCCGAACTTCCGGCTGATCTCCTCCGGGCCTTCGATGAACCGGGCCGCGAACAGCGTCTTGCGGGTGAGCCGCGACATGAACTGCTCCATGCGCGCCTGCATGTTCGACACGCGGCTCTGGCTCGACTGCGAGATCATGTTCGCGGTCGCGGCGTTGCGGATCTGGGTCGGCGTGGTGCCGGTGTACAGAACCTCGTACAGCCCCGAGGCTTTCTCAAACGCCTGGCCCACGATCGCGGCGAACCGTTCGAACTCCTCGACTCCGGTTTCGAACTTGAACTGCTGCACCAGGTCCGAGAGCTTGAGCGTCGAACCGTTGACCGTCACTTTGACGATCTCCATGTCCTTGCCCTTGAGGATCTTCACGATCTGGTCGTCTTTGATGCCCTGGCCGTTCTGCGTCAGCACGACGAGGGCTGTGCGCGTGGTGACGCGCATCTTGCTCAGATAGAGCGTATAGATCCAGTTGAGCGCCTTGATGTGGCCGATGCTGGTTTCCAGCGGAGCGGCTGGCCAGAGGCAGCCCGGCTTCTCCAGGGGGTCGAACCACTCGCACGGCCAGAAGTCATCATCGAAGAACGGGATCTCCCACGGCTCGACCGCAATCAGGATCTTATCCGAGAAAATGTACTTGGCCGGGCCTTCGACCTGGGCCATCATCGCCTGAGCTTCCTCGTCCTTCCCGACGCTCGGCGCGTAGTGCGTGAGCGGCACCAGTGACCAGACCTCGTAGTATTCAATGAGCTCGCTCGCGGGCTCATAGGCCTTCGCGTCACTGGGCTTCTCGCTGTGCTTCTCGATCGCGGCGATCGCATCGGCGCGCTCCGTATGCTCGGACGAGACTTGCCACCGAGGACGCAGGCGCCGCCGGGACACCCAGTTGATCTCCTCGCGATTCTTGGCGTCCGGGTCCAGGAGCAGGTTGTCGACGGTGTCGAACACCGACTGCACGACGCCCTTGCGCCCGTTGTGCCCCGTCCACATGACGCCGCGGCCCCCGAGCAGGGCTTCGTAGACCATGCGCGTGCCATGCGTCTGCAGGTCGCCCTGGCGGAAGGCATAGTCGGCGTACTGCTCCTCGATCTTGTGCCGCTGCCGCTGGGTCGGGGTCGCGAACTCAGCCGACTGCACCATGGCTTTCGGGTTGGTCGGATACAGCGCCGCGCCCATGATCTCCAGGAACTCAGCGGCTTTGGCGATCTTCGCCTTGAAAAACATTTCTTCCTGTACGTCCTGGTACATGAACGCGAAGTCTTTGTCGTAGGCGTACTTCCTAAGCTCATCCCGCATCTTGAGGTGGGGATCCCGCGCAGCCTTCGCGGCGTCGATCAGGCGGCACAGCACTTTGGCGATCTTCGCGCCCGGGTCCGTGGAGGCATCATATGGCATGGTCGGATCCTAGTGGGCGGTCACTTGAGGGCAATGAACTGACCCAGGGTGAGCCCGCTCGCCCCGGTTTCAATCGCGTACACGTCCTCGGGGGTCATCTCAATACTGCCATGCGTGGTAGTTGGCCCGGCCTTGCGGATACTGGTGCCATCGCTGCGGCGCAGGACGCCGCCTGTGATCATGAGCGTGTTTACAACGTCGATGTTGTGGATGTGGAGATCGGCAATGGCCACGTCAACGGTATAGCTACGGGCGTTGATGGCGTCTACGGCCCGGAAGATGGAGCGGATGCCGTTGTCGGTCATCAACTGCACCTTGTACCACGCGAAGAACTCGGGGCAGGTTAGCTCATTGTCCAGTTCGTCGGCGTCGGCCTCGATATTGATATCATCCAGCGTCAGGCCGGTGATCGTGGCGCCGTCGATGGCGTTTGTCTCGTAGACGGTGCATGGAACCTGCGTGACGGTCAGTGATGCGCCAAGGTTCGTCAGCGTGCCGGATGCGCTGGCTTCCTGCTCTGCGTCCAAGCCAACAGCGTAGGCTACGTCAGCACGAATCGGCAGGTCTGTGGTCCAGCTCAGGCGCGCAACGAACCCCGATGCCCCGGCGCTACCGATCGCAAGCTCCGCGCTGGTGTCGGTACGCACAACGCGGACCTTGCTGCCGTTGCGACAGGCGACGGTCACTGGGACGCTGGTGCCGGTCGAGTCCTGGTAGACGAGTGTCGCGGACGGCGCTCCACCGTTGACGAAGCTGATCGTGGAGGATGTAACCAGACCATTGTGCCTCGCCCCAGCGGAGAGGATGCAGTTGTCTACCACGATCGTCATTGCCGTGGACGCGGTTAGCCCGTCAGACGTGACCGGCTGGACGCCAATGCTCGGGTATTCAAGCTGCGTCTGGATCGGTCGTGTCTTGTACGCCTTCATCGCGTCATATAGACCATCGAGCGTGCTGTCCGCCACGACGGTCAGCGTATTTCCTACGACTGTGAACGATGACGCCAGCTTGGCTACGGCAGCCGATTCGGCCAGTGTTACATTGGTATCGGCCAGAAGTGCGGTGGAGATCGGGAGAACACCCAGTCCCTTCGCTGCGGTGTCGTTCAGGAGTCGGTACACGTTGGCATACGACCAGATGTGCAGGTCAAAGAGGTCGGCCCCTGCGACAGCCGTCTTGGAGCAGTAATCCCGAACAACAGGTTGCGAGACTCCGCTGGGCGCAGACTTCCCATGCATAACGTACAGGAAAAAGTCTGGGGTCACACCCGCACCACTGGTGCTCTGAATGTACACGTTATCAGATAGCTGATTCGCTATATTGAGAACGTCGACCCGTGCGCCATTATTGGTGTCGCGCACGTACACGACAGCGCCCGGTATGGCGGCCCCTGCGGGTGTCCTAGCCGTGACATTGAGGTACTTCCGTACAGTAATCCAGCGATTGCTGCCGGGGCCGCCAGAGGAATTACCACTGGTGAGGGTTACAGCCGTACTGAGCGGGTTGTTGAGGTACGCATTGATAACGTCCCAGTTGTCACAGGTCGCCGCGCTATCCAACGGGTTGAAGTCGCTCAGTGTGATGTTTGTGAAAGCTGAATAGGCGACTATCTGCACTCCTGTGTTGAATGGCGACAACCCAGACAGGCTACCGAACACACCAAACATGGTGAAGTTCATTCCCTGGCAGATGAGGCGGTTGACGTTGTAGGCTAGTAAGTTGCCGGTGCCGAACTCGCCCCACCGAGTCTGGTTGTAGTTAGACCGGATCCACCCGTCCGTGATGGTCACCGTCGCGCCCTTGTCTAGGAGGAAGGCCGCGGAGGCACTAGAGCCGTTTCCCGTGAGGCTGATTCTGCCGCCAGTGAGGGTGAACGTAGCACCAGTATTGATGCGGATCTCGGTCTGCGCTCCGCTCGTTACCCTGGTGGTGATAGCGTCATCGTACGTCGGCTTACCGTTAATGACGGAATTGATAATGAGCGCGGCCCCAGCGTTGACGGCGAACCCTGCTTGGATCGGCCCGACAATCGACAGGTCGATGCCTTGCGCCTTGGCGTCGAAGGTCAGCGACCCGGTGATGACGATCGTGCGCCCGGTGATAACGTAGATCGTCCTAATACCGGACACCTGCGTTGCCACCCCAGAAATACCCGCCAGACCGGACAGGCTCGTGTCGGTCCCTGACTGGGTGATGACCGTACCGGCCAAGGCCCAGCTCATGCTGCACCATCAGTGCCGGTGATCGTGAGGGTGTCGGTGCCGCTATTGTAGGTCGCCATGGGCTATCCGTATGTCAGGGAGGCCCTATTGGCCCACACGTTGTCATAAGAGGCATCACCATCAGCCCACAGCAGGGACTGCGGGTTTGCGCTGGTAAGCCTACTGATCTTCCAGACTGCTGACGCATCAGAAGATCCTATGGCTGCGTACCCAAAATACTGATACGTACCGGTGTCGTCGATGCGCACCGACTCGGGCGACGCGGTGGTCGCGACCGCGCCACCTTCGACCCAGACGTGCGGGACTTTCTTCCCGCTCGGCAGCCGGGTGGCGAGCGGGTCAACGAACGGCCCCGCTGCCATGGGCTATTCCAGTTCCTTGAGCAACTTGGCCTTGTGGTCCGCGATGCGCTTGGCGATCGAGGCTTCCTGCGCCGAGAGCTTCGTGATGCGCTCCAGGATCGACTGTTCATCCGCGGACGCAGTGGCGATCGCCTTGGCGATCTTCGCGACCTGGGATTCGGTGGCCTGTACTTTAGCTGCGGCTTCGGCGAGGATCTTCTCGCAGTTCTTCTGGACGATTGATTCGTCCGTCCGGGCCTTGCCCACGATCGCCGCGGCGTCGGCCTTGGCGACTTCGATCATCTTCTGGGCTTCACGGTGAGCGTGGTCAATGCTGGCCTGTGCCTTGGCCGCGTCAGCTTTCACGTCGGCCAGCTGCTTGTTCGCCGCAGCGACCTGGGCCTTGGCCGTATCCACGATCTCCAGGGCGTCGGGCAGGGAAGCGAGCGCGGCGCCGAGCTTGGCCAGGGCGCTGACAGGGAGATCACTCATGGCTGGCTCCGGCAAAGGTCTGGATGGAAGCGGCATCGTCCTCGCAGAGCACCTGCAGGAACAGCACCGGGGCGGGGAGGCGGTAGACGCCAGGCTTGGTGAACCGCACCTGCACGCCATCGAGCGTGCGCACCGGGACGAACGCGGCGCCGTCGAGGGATCCGAGGAGGATCACGGGCTTGGTCGTTTCCAGGACCGCGATCGTCGGGGTGCACAGGAAGGGGTAGGGAATCGTGAGCGGGAACGGGCCGCTCAGCGAGGAGAGGGATCCGCGGATACCCTCGATGCGGGACTTCTGGATAGGCATGGTGCCGGAAGCCTAGCGGCTCCGGCTACGGGTTCAACCTACCTAGACTTTCCCCTCCAGGCGACGACCAACAGCCCGATGAATACGAGGCCAGAACCACCAGCCCACCCCCACAGCCACCACCCCTCCAGCCAGAAGCAAGAGCCAGGAGTGCTGAGCGACGTAGAGGTAGGTGAGTCCGATCCCGACGGTGCAGGCACCTGCGATGCCGACGTAGGGCATGAACTTGGCGAGGAATCGGAGGGCCGGGACGAACAACGAGAGGACCGAGAGCGCGAGTCCCGCGACTGCGCAGATGGTCCCTGCCCAGACGAGCGTAACTCCAACCGATCCGAGGACTGTGGCGGGGTCGCCTGGGTTGGGTGTTTCTTTTCGTACCTCCCCGCATCCCAGCACCCAAAGGAGCGGAACGCTAAGTAGGAAAAGGATGGCTACGATGCGGATCACGGGTGCGGCCCTGGGATCTGGCCGCTCATCTTGATGACCCACAGCGCGCCGCCACCGAGGATTGGCACGGCCCAGAAGATCAGCGCGTCGATGATCTTACCCATGATGGGCGAGCGGTCCGCGATACTGACCTTCAGTTCGACCTGATTCTGGAGAATCTGCGCGAGGTCTTTCTTGATCGAGGCGAACTCGATCTTGCCGTCGGTCAGCGCCACGGCGTGCTGCGTCAACGCGACACCGTGGTCGTGGATGCGCTCATCCATGCTATCAAGGCGGTGCGCCTGCGTGCAGTCCGGATGCGGCGTCTGGATCGCTGAGTGGCTAGCCATGGTGGTGATTCTTCGTGGTTGCTTCGGCGCGGGCTTTTCCGCGCCGGGTTTTCAGGTCGTGGGGCAGGTAATCGCAGTGGTTGCACTGCAGCGCGAGGTTGTGACGGAGGCTGGAGACGAGGGGGCGCAGTGCGGTGTTCTCCGCACGGAGCCGAGCGTTCTCCTGTCGGAGACGCTCGATCTCGGTCACCAGATCCGTCATCGCGCTCACTCGGGTTTCGCTTCGGGCTCCAGGGCCTTGATCGCCGCCTGGGCTTCGCGCAGGAACGGGCCGCGCACGCTGGGGGCGAGGGTGAGGGAGTAGTCGTTCAGGGCCTGCGCGATGTACGCGAGAGCCTGAGCTTTGGGGTCGGCGGGTTCGGTCACTTGTTGTCCTTGGTTGCTTGCTGGGCTGCCCGGCGGGCAGCGTGGAGATCATCAGAGCCGCACGGGAAATCCGGCGTGTCCATGGCGTCGAGTTCGACCCAGATACGGGGGTATTCGCGTTCGATCTTGTGGCCGAGTTCGTGCATCGCAGCGGCAACGGCGAAGTCGCGGGGCGTATCGGACGGCAGCCGAATCTCCTGCGCAGCATGGTCACAGAACGCGCCGACGGACAATCCGGCCGGGTGCCCACGATCATGCGCGTCAGCGTTCACGCGGGCGATGCTGGACACGGTGACGCGCCACGGACCGGATGCGCCTTCGTTCAGGACGCGCACGGGACCGCAGCCGGTCAGGAGCAGGACTGCGATGATGGCGAGCATGAGGCGCGTCATGACTTGCTCGTAATCAGAGCAGACCCCAGCCGGTCCTTCTGGTAGTGCGCATCCAGGCCAAGCAGTGCACATCCGGCACCAGCCGACAGGGACAGCTTGAGCGTGGCGGTTAGGCACGAGCTGATTTTCCGGTTGACGCCAGTTAGTACCGCCGAGAAGTTGGCGGTTTGCGCCTGCCCCGCCGTCATGGCGGAATTGAAAGCAAGTGTCGTAGTTGCTGCGGCCTGCCGGGGCGATCCAGTTGCCACACTCAGCCACGTCGTAACGACCAGCGTCCATGTCCCGGTGTAGGTTGCACTCGTCGTAGGCGTCCAGTGCAGATGCGGCACAAGGTCGGTTCCCTCGGCGTAGTCGTGCGGTAGCTGCTGGTCAGGAAAAGCCATTACAGAGTTGTTGACGAATACGTACAACCACTCATCAGTCTGCACCGCCGTCAACGTCGCGGCAGCCGGGGCTCCTGGCGGATTGACCCCAGACCCGGACCAGCGCCAGTCGTCATAGTCTGGCACGATAAGTCGGGTATTGCTCACAGGATCACCCAATCCGTTCCGTTAGCGACGATCTGGAGCGACTGCCCTGCGGTCAGGACCACGGTTGTCGTTCCGTCGATGGTGTCAGCCCCGGCGCGGTTCACGGTCAGGTTTCCGGTGCTGCGGTTCTTGATGAACAGGACGCGACCGGACGCGGCGGCGGGCAGCGTGAACGTCTGCGTGGTGCTGCCGGTCAGCACGGCGCAGTGGTCGGTGCCGTCCAGCGTGGTGGTTCCGGCTGCGCTGGTGACCGAGCGGACGGTGATCTTGCGACCAGCGTTCGTGGTGAGGATGCCCGAGCCGTCGAAGAACGCGGAGACGGTCGTGCCACGGGTGAACTCGACGTAATCAGCCTTCGTGGCGTGAGCGTTTCCGAACAGGCGAATGTTGCCGCCAGCCGCGTAACCGTTGGACCCGGATATGTATATCGCGCCGTCCGCTCTTGAGCCGTTATAGATCGCGCCAACCTCGCCAGCAGACGGCGAGCGCAGTTGTATCGACCCGCCGTAGGTGGTTCCGTTTGGCTTGCCGATGTATATTGCAGAAACCCCATCAACAGACGCGCCAAGTACGGTTGCTCCGGCATCGTACAGCCCGTGCGCGTACGTCGTGGTCCGGATCCCAGGCGCGGAGGCGGTGCCGTTGGGGACGGTGAGGTTCTGCGCGGCGGTGATGCCAGTGGCAGTCCACTCCAGCACGGACGCTGTAGATGCGCGCAGCCTGCCGGTCGTTGGAGTTGCGTGCGCGCTGCCAAATATCTGGATATTTGCGCCGTTCGTTGACGAACTGCCAGCCGATATGCGGAATTCCGCATTTGTGCGGCTGCTATATATGTATCCAAAGTCGGCATCTACTGGCAGGTTAAATTGCAGACCTCCACCAAAACCGGACCCGGGAGCAAATAGCGACACAGCCTCGACGCCCGCAGCAGCAAGCCCGATTGAGGTGCTGCCCTTGCTGAATAGCCCATGCGCGTACGTCGTGGTCCGTATCCCCGGCGCGGCGGCGGTGCCGTTGCCTCCCTGAATAGTTGCGGCGGCAAGGACGCCTTGGTCAGTCAGCAGGGCGGCATAGACGCCAGATACGGCAAACCCGAGTGTAGTGCTGTTGAACCGATATAGCCCATGCGCCTCGCTCGTCAGCCGGATCCCCGGCGCAGCGGCGGTGCCGTTGGGGACGGTGACTGCGCCGGTGCAGGTGACCGGACGGGCGAGGGTGATGGCACCACCGGCTGCGCGGACGATTGAGATAGGATCATCAATAGCGGCACCGGCATCGGTCCGGGCGCGAACACGCCAGAGTGACCCGCTGTCTGACCCAGACTCGGTTCCACCTGACGAGAATATCCAGCGAAGCACACCGCTGACCTTCCAACTGAAGTCTTTATCCGCCGATGTTCCATCGAAGTTAAGACCGACAACGCCGGTTCCATCACCGACAGTCAGCGCGCCACTTCCGTACTTGAACCGTACATCATCCGTCAGCAGCCCGCCCGTGGTGACGTAGGGGACGCGACCGGAGGTGAGTCCGCTAGCCTTTAGCGATACCGCCTGGACTTGGTTGGATACCGTTAGGTTCCCAGATCCAGGGTCGGTCCCAGCGGCCCCCAGCACCCATCCACCACCAGCGAAGAACGTTCCGTATGTAGTTCCTGAGTACCGAAACTCTAGGTTACCGGCGCGTTGATCGATGAACGCCCCTGCGCTATATGCCCCTACGACTAACTTCAGTGCAGAGTTGGAGGAGAAAGTTATGTCAGCCTGGCCGGTAACGTGGCTGCTGAATACGGCGCATCGGATAAGCGCGCCGCTGCCCGTGGCGGTCCACGCTGGCATTGTTTGCGCTGCTGTGAATACGTTGGCGACTTCAAGGCCGGCGACGGTGATCGCGGCGTCAGGGAACGTCGCGGTCCTGGCGGTGGTGCCGGTTTTGGTGAGGGTCAACAGCCCGGTGATCCCGGTTGCCGTCACTCCCGGCTGGCGATCTTGGAGGGCTTCGTCCATGCCCGGGAGCCTATCTACAGGTCCACTTCGGTCCAGCCCGTCGTGCGGGCCTTGCGCCTGCAGCTGCTCATCGCCAGGTGGCGCTGGTACGGATCGGTGATCTCGGCGACCGGCGCAGCCGGGGCCATCTGCGGCGGCTGGCCCGGGTCGATGATGATCCGGTCGGCGACTCCGCAGCCGCCCTCGGGATTCCAGGCCGGCCGGTGCATCGCAAGGTAGCGGATGCAGTCCAGCAGGTCGTCGTCTTTCTTCACCACGCCGCCCTCGCCCGTGAACTTCGTCGCCTCTTTGCCCCGGTAGGCGAGGAACTGCGACTTGAGAATGCCCAGGCCGTTCTCCTCGGTTGGCGGATCCAGGATCAGCAACGGTGCGGCGGTCGCGTCGTAGGGATCCGGATCGAGGTAGTGCCGAACCATGTTGATCCCGGCTTCGCGCATTTTCTTCGCCATGTGGTAGCCGAAATGCGGGGCCATCTGCTTCCGAGCGAGGATCTTGATGAACTCGTCGATCACGGTCGAACCGAACTTCGACTGCGTGCGGGCGGCGTAGTCGTAGACGATGCCAGCCAGGCGGCGGCCGCGCAGGTATTCGTCCAGGACTCGAGCATCGAACTCCAGGGTCTGCCGGGCGTGCCACCAGGACTTGACGCAGCGCATGGTGATCGGCGCGTTCTCGTCCAGGGCGACGATCTGCATCCCCGTCGGGTGATCCATTCCCGGGTCATAGCCCAGCCAGAGGTTCGTCCGCGGGCTGACCTGCAGGGGCTGGGCGGCGAGGTGCCGATCGTCCTTCCACTGCTCGCCGTAGACCAGGATCAGATCGGTTGCGTCTTTCGTTCCGTCTACTCGGACCTGGGACTGGCGAGCGCCCAGGAACTTGCGGGCTCCGGCGATCGCTTCCTTCGAGATCGCGGGATTATCTCCCGGCGGAATGTAGAAGTACGATTTCGCCGGGGTGTTCTCTTTGCAGTAGTTGCGGAACTTGATGTAGCCGTCGGTCGAGGTCGTGGGAGTCGCCGACCAGCTGATCCCACCCATCCACGGCGCTTCTGCCGCGGAGCGGGCGTCCTGGCCGCGCATGAACAGTTCATCCAGGAGCTTGGTCGAGCCCGCGTCCTCGTCGAAGTAGCACAGATCGAGTTTCTGCCCCTGGAGGCGCTCCCAGACGTTGTCTGCCGCGGACCAGGAGAACAGGATGTCGGCATACTTGGTCTGGGCTGAGTACGGGACGTGCACGCCGACCTTGAGGTAGTCGACGTTCACTTCGTTCGTCGGAATCAGCGGCAGGTCGTGGAACTTGCCCGGGAGCTCCGAGGCAGTGAACAGCTTTCGGCCGAATACGTTCGCGGCCTGCTGCCGCGTATTGGTCATGACGAGTATGCGCAGGCGGCGGTGGATCTTCCGCCACGGATGGAGCCCCCGGGCGATGTAGGCGAGGTCGACGGCGTTGCAGGCGGTCTTACCAGCCCGGTTTCCGCCCAGGATGACGCGGAACGGGGAGTCAGACTGGAGAAACGCCAGCTGCACTGGGCTCGGTTTGAAGCTCAGGAGCGGATCCTGGGCTTTCAGTTGCGCGAGAGTCGGATTCGCGGCCTTCGGTCCGGGCTTTGCCATTGGTTTCGTCCTCTGCGATCATGTCGGCGAGCGTCGGCATGGCGGTGATGCGGGTATTCTTGTTCTCGGCGATACGGATCATCGCGTTGATCTTCTTCTGGGCCGTCTCGGACTGCATGGCGGTGATCAGCAGGCGGTTCATCTCGCCCGTGACGGTTCCGGCTTCGTCTCGGATGGCATGTACGAGCTTGGTCATGGTGCTCATGGCCATGAACTTGTCCTTCGGCGTGGTCGCGGCCAGGTAATCGTCCCGGGCGGCGAACAGCAGCTGCAGTTCGACCGGATCATCCGGCCGGGCATGCGGCTCGGTGAACAGATTCATCCGGTCGAGCCTGGAGTTCAAGGCCCGGCGGGTAGCCGTCAGAGCACTGATCGTGTCCTTGACGTAGGCGGGGCTCAGCGGCGGCGGAGCTCCGGCGGTAGCCCCCGGCGCAGTGGGTTTGTATGGAGATGGGTTCATATGATACTCTTCCTTACAACTTTCCTTGAAAGTGGCTTTTCTATTTGCTCTATAACAAATAGGATAAACTAGTTACTCTCTCTTTCTAGGGATCTTTCTAAGAGTCTAAGGATCTAAGGATATAAGGATAATAAATATAAGTCTATTAATAGCAAGGGCCGAACTTTTCCTTAGAACTTTCGCCACGGATCGGCCATCTAAGGATCTAAGGACAAGATTTACCACACTTCGTGTCGAGAAATTGGACACCGGGCTCCGAACTTCGCGAAATCGCTTTCTCCGGGACTAACAAATCGAAATCGCGAAGTTCGAAGTTCGCGAACTTGGAGAAATAATTTTTCCGGGCTCCGGACGTAATCCAGGGCCGGCCCGTTGGGCGTCCACCCCCTACCCATATCGGCCCTGGTTCGTACCGACTGTGCAGTCCGTACCGCCCCACAGTTTATGCGCGCCATGCATGGGAAGCTTTTATCCCTCCATTCCAGTAATGTAGGACGACCTCATCACACCAGCCCCGCTTCACCGCCGGGTCGAGGGGGCCAGCAACGCTGGCCTAGTCCTGCATCGGAGACCCCATGAA